TTGGTTTGGGAGAAGGCTCTGCATTACCGGTTGGGGTGCCTGTTCCGTGGCCTTCAGCCACTCCGCCAACAGGCTGGCTGAAATGCAACGGTGCCGCTTTTTCTGCTGAAGAATACCCGGAACTGGCAAAGGCTTATCCGACAAATAAATTGCCTGATTTACGTGGTGAGTTTATTCGTGGCTGGGATGACGGGCGTGGTATTGATGCTGTACGTGCCTTGCTAAGTCTTCAGAATGGAGGAGTGGAATCACACACCCACCAAGGGCAGCTCTTCAGAGTTAGTGATTATCGTACAAAAGAAATACCAGCATCAGAAGTTATGGGAAGAGGATATATTGCAAGCCTGACGCCGGGTGCTGATAGCCCACTTGATTTTGATGATTATTCTGTATCTTCTAATCCAAATGGATATTTTGTCGGGAATCAGAGAACAACAGCATATGGGATAAATGAAACCCGTCCACGGAATATTGCATTTAACTATATCGTGAGGGCTGCCTGATGAATAAAGCCGTATTAAATAACGAACTCATTGCCATAAAAGCGGGAGACATTACCATTTATAATTATGATGGTGAAACGCGGGAATATATTTCCACATCAACTGAATATCTTGCGGTTGGCGTCGGTATCCCGGCATGTTCTTGTTTAGATGCACCAGTTACACATAAAGCTGGTTATGCAATCTGCCGTTCTGCAGATTTTAACTCATGGGAATATGTGCCAGACCATCGCGGTGAAATCATCTATAGCACCGAAACAGGAGAATCGAAAGAAATCACAGCTCCGGGTGATTACCCTGAAAATACAACCACTATCGCCCCGTTAACGCCATATGATAAATGGGATGGTGAGAAATGGGTGACGGATACTGAGGCACAGCATAGTGCCGCAGTAGACGCGGCAGAAGCACAGCGCCAGTCACTGATTGATGCAGCAATGGCTTCCATTAGTCTGATTCAGCTGAAATTACAGGCCGGACGGAAGTTGACGCAGGCAGAAACAACCCGACTTAACGCCGTGCTGGATTACATTGACGCGGTGGCGGCAACAGATACCAGCACCGCGCCGGATGTCATCTGGCCTGAACTGCCGGAGGCGTAGGCCATTCAATATCTGGCGCACCGGTAGTATCGACTAGCTCCAGTGCGTCCAGATAATCCAGCCACGAATTATATTGCGCCAGTTCCTCGCTTTTCAGACGACCAATAGCGGCTTTACCGGGCCATTGTTTACTGTTCATGTATTCGTTGGCCTGATTAAGCAATAATTGCCTTTCTGATTCTGCCTGTTGAATAAGTTCTTCATGTGATGGTGGAGGTATTAGTGCCCATGTGGGTAATCCATTTTTTCCTGCAACACGAATTTTGTCATCTGGAGGCGTATTGATTGCAAATTCATTATAAACATCATCACTGACAGCCAGAGCATCATCTGGCCATGAATTTGCATTAATGTAATCATCCTTAAGTGCAGGATTCACAAAAATGTTTAAAGATGGACTATAAAACATATTACACCCCTATAGCGATATAACGACCTAATACAGCGTTTACAGCAGTCGCTATGCTTGAAAAACCGCGGAACTGATTTGATGTAATTGCAGAAGCCGACAGGATTCCTGCGCCTGAAGGTGTATGCCCCACATGACTAACTATCATTCCATAACATGCTGACGGAAAGGCAAAAGGAAAATCGTTAAGATATCCGGCATCTTCACCACCAGACCCACCAAATCTCGCCTGCCCCCACTGAATAATCAGTGTTCTCCGGGAACCTGAAATAATTAACGGGATCGTTACATACCCATTCAGGCCAATGACACCCGATGCAGTGCCAGCCAGAGATAATTCTCCCAAACCAAGGTTTTCGAGAGCCGTTTTCACCGTGCCATCCGATTTGATATCGCCAAACGGATTCTTGCGGCTTAACAGCAGCGCACGAAGCGCGGTAAGCAACTGGTCGTGCCGCGCCTTCTCCAGGCTGGCACCGGATGCCTCCACCACGCTGCAGAGTTCTTCCTGCAACATATCAAAGTAGTCATCATCCAGATCGGTGGCAGGCGTGCCAGTCTGGGGGTTACCACGGGTAAAACCGTTCTTACCCGCGCCGAACTTATCCTTCTGCGCGGTTTTCGTGTCTATACGATGCATGGATTACTCCGGATATTTAAAAATTACGTAGGTATGCGACGGGCAGAGTTTGTTAAGCACACATTCGACAACGGTGTCGCCCCAGATACGCAGTGCGGAATCACAGGGATCGCCACATGTCATCCAGGTGGTGTTGGTGGCGGCTGGCATGTTGATCTGCCAGTAATACCGCCATTCCGGCGCATTCACCGCGTCAGTACAGGCCGATGAGCAGGTGAACGTGCTTTTGTCGTATCGCGTGATGGTAGCATCTGGTCTGCCCAGGGCAGCAAGCTGTGCAAGATAAAAATCCTCGTTGATGCCACCCGACAGGTTAACCTTCGCATCCAGCCGTTGCTGGCGCTGGCGAAGGGTCTGTGTCCCTGTAGGAATACATTCATCCGGCAGGCCGCACAGACGCTCCCAGCGGTTTATCAGTTCGGTGGTGGTGCGCGGATCCAGCTCCCGCATCAGGGCATCCGCACGCTGATGAACACGGGTTAATGACGGTGCCGTACCGGCAATCGCCGGATCGCTGGCTGACCACGCCGGACCGGGCGGCAGCAGTGCCGACAACAGACGGATGTAATCATCGTTTGTCACGTCCATGAAATCGTCCCCAGAACCGCCAGTTCATTTTTTGCAATGGAGATATTGTCCGCCGGTGCAAGCAATTGATGGCTGTATTCCCCGTTCGCACCGGAAATCGCCTCACTGATACGCGATACCTTCAGTTCTCCCTGCGGATAACCATCACGCAGCAGGAACGAACGCAACTCCGCGGTAATGGCAGCCCGTATTTCTGGTGTGTCCGGCGTCACGCGGATATGAAAATCCACCGTATGCGCCGCCGGCCTGAACACATACAAATCAGAGCCTGCCACCGGGGCCAGTGGCCCGATATGTTGTCTTGCCGCCGTTTCCGTTGATTCTTCCGGAATGGGATTAATCAGGTCACTGCCGGCAATCATCACACCGACAGTCCCCGTTCCCATCCAGTGACGGTATGTCCATGCGCGGGTAATGCCGGGCACTTCTTTAGCCCAGACGACATAGTCCCCGTCAGCCCCGCCCTGCGGCGTCCAGTAATACCGCTCAATGACGCGGGCGCGCCACGTTTCCAGATCTTCAGTATCGAATCCGCCAGTCAGGGTATCTGCCACACCGGAAGACGGCAGACCATTCACCGGCGTGACCAGGATTAATGCCGTACCGTCGTCAGCGTTACCGACCGCGCCTGCAGTTGAGCAGGCGATCGGCACGCGCAGGACTCCACCTGAGCTGGTTGCATCAGAAGTTGCCGTGTACTGAACCAGGTCATCGCGCTGAATAACACTCCCGGCGGTCACCTTCAGGCCATCGCTGACACCTTCCCAGCGCATATACCCGCTGGCAGACGTGGCCCCCTTGCGCGGACACCGTTTCATCGCAGCATGTCGCGCCAGCCAGGACTCATCGCACAGGTCAGGCAGCATGTTCATTGCCAGATAATCGATGTAACCGTAAACCGTATGCAGCGCCGCCGCATACACCTTTGCCCGCACGTCTTCATCCATGCGCCGGAGCGTGTCGCTGACGTCCAGCCTGGCGAATAAATCGTTACGGAGCATACTGATATTTTCTGCCAGCGTCGGGCGCTGAAATTCACTGTCCGCCATGCGTTATCGCACTCCACAGATCATCAAAAGAAATCATTACCGGTCCGTCACGACGCCAGAGAGTGATACTGTTACCCAGTTCATTAATCCCGGTGCGGCGGATATCCAGATCAATACGGGACACCACACCGTCATCAATCATCCATTGCAGGCATTCGCGGATATACCCCCTTACCGTCTGCACCAGCTGATTGGTCAGTTTGCCGCGCTGAAGCAGCCACAGCCGGGAGCCGTAACGGTCATTCTGTACCGCAGGCCAGGTATCCCCCCACCATCCCATCGGGACGTCGGCATTGTCATCAGGCTCCGCCCGCCGCCAGGTAAACAGGGAAATCACCACGGCGCGGGTCAGCGGATCCAGCGGTGCGCTGGCGCAGGTGCGTTTACCGTTCACCGTCAGCCACAGTTCCATCATGCCTCCATCGCTTTATCCGGTTTGTCGGTGTTACTGCCCTGACCGTTCTCTCTGTGACAATGGCCGTTATAGGCAAGCCGCATCGCTGACATGGTGGTGCCGCCGGAGTCGCACAGGTCTTTCACCTGTCCGGTCACTTCCAGGTCCATTTCAAAACGTGCTCTGGGCGCATTGCGAAACGTGATCGTTTTACCTGCACCGTCCACCACGATCCCCTCCCGGGTCAGCGTCACAGACTGCCCCTGATCGTCATAGACAGCCACCTCACCCGTCTGCAGCCCTTTCAGGCGGTAGCGCCGGTCCGACACCGTAACAACCACCGCATGAGAACGGTCGCCATCCGGAAACAACACCACCGCTTCCGCACCGCTGTTTGCCCTTGCGGTAAAACCGTAGGGTTCAAGATGTTCAACCCCGGCTTTGGGTTCACCGGCAATCAGGGACACATCCACGGTCTGACATTTCGTGGCGGCACTGATGCTTTTCACCACTGCCCGCCCAATCAGGCCGAGAAGTTGTCGCTGCATGGCTTCAATCGTCCTCATCAGAACGGGTCCTCCTGTACTCTGGCTTTTTTCTTTTTCCGCGCGCCGGGGGCTTCAGGTTCAGGCAGATAAGCATCAGGCGGGCCGACACGGATTTCCGTCAGGGTGCCGTTCTGGTCCTGAGTAAACGTGACTTCCGAAACAAGCAGTTCGGTATTGTCAAAACCACAGACCGGATCAAAGACAATCACCCGCTGGTTGGGTTGCCACAGCGTACCGTTACCCTGTCGCCAGCCCTGCACCACATAGGTGGTTTCATCCGTCCGCGCCGCCCGTTGCCGGGCTTCAAAGTCAGCACGCGCAATACAGCCTGCCCCCGTAGCCTGCCCTGTCTGCCTGATATACATCGGACGGTAACGGGCAATAAATGCGTCCTCTGTGCAGGCCCGCAGCGCGGTGGTGGTGGCCTCACCGAAATCATCGTCGTTTCCGGCACGCTGCCCCGCCACCTGGTAAACAGAAAACCGCTCCCGGATACTCTTCTCCGTATCACAGGAAAGGATGTTTTCCCCAAGTACCAGCGCGGTATGTGCCCGCGTTGAGCCAATACCGCCAATCACCAGCCTGCCGTGCGGGTCGTCGTAAGCCAGCGCCTGCTGCTGACCGAGTATTTTGTTGATTACCTCAATCACCGTTTCACCGTGATCAGGCTGAACATCAGGAATAACACCCGACGGCGCACCGCTGTTCACCACCTCAATACCGAAAGGCGCAGCAAGCGCCTGCGCAATCTGCACCAGCGAGCGTCCGTTAAACTGTGTCGGTTCGGCTGCACAGTCAATCAGGTCAGCCGTCAGACTACGTCCGGCAATACCGGTGCTGACCGAACGGGCATCGTACCGAACGGGCGTCGCCTCCACCCAGCCGGTGATCACCAGCTCATCACCAATCAGCACTTCCACTTTTGAACCGTTTTTAATGCGCGGCTGAAGCGTGGTGATACCCTCATCTCCCGGCCACTGGCGAGTGATCTCCACACTGAAATCCCGCGCCAGCCGTTCAATACCGGCACCGATGCGCACCGATGTCCAGCCATTCCACTCCCGGCCATTTACCCGTAGCGTGACGTTATCGTTCATTGCACTGGCACCTTCAGAGGGATCACCGGCACAAAGCCGGGATGCGTAATGGCATTACGCCGGATAATGTCCGCGTCACGCGCCGCGTTATCAAACCAGGTCGCCGCCAGCACCAGCGCGGGTAAAACCTCATCCGGCGTGCGCTGAATGATCCGTGCAGACTGTTCAAGGCGCGTGTTGATATCCGCATTCAGATCTGCTTTCACCCGGCGCAGCGCCAGAAACAGCGCATCACTGGTTGTACGGGACAACTCCTTATCAATTGCCGTATTCAGTGTGTCGCGAATGTCAGTCAGTTCTTCCCACGTCGGCAGGTCAACTGTGTTTTTCACCGCCGGTGCATTGTTCAGTGCCGGATGCGTGACGGAAGGCCAGCCAGTGCTCTGCGCAGGTGTTGTTGCCTGCCCCACTGCGGCATTCTGCATCACCGCGGAAGTTGTTGGCGCAGGCAATCGGGTGACGGCATACGCCGCTTCGCTGATTGCGGTCGTACGAAGGGTGCTGGCAACCACGTTACGCTGCTGCGTAGCCGTGGCGGTGGTTTTACTGTCCGTTTTCCAGACGCCGCGCGGTTGCAGATCGCTGCCGAGGCTGACACCGGAAAGCGTTTTGATCATGGTGACCAGGTCGCTGGCGTTACCATAAAGGCGTTTCCCGGTACGCCACATTTTCTGCACCTGCTCAACGAAATTTTTGCCTGACGATGGCGGCGGCAGAAGTACCGAGATATCCCCCTGCAACAGCCTGGCGGCATCCGATACGGCAGAATCCACCACTTTCATCGCATCAGAAACATACCCAAGCATTGTGCTGGCATTACCGACGACGTCGTTCTGCACAAAATCTGCCACGCCATCGATACTGAAACTACTGAAACTGTCACTGATGCAGTCATCCAGTGCAGAACAGGATGACATCAGCGTCTGCGCCGTCGCCGCACCTGATGTGGGGTAAGAGAGTTCTCCCACTTCGACAAACTTCAGGTCAAAGCGGACAATACGCCCTTCACTCTTCGATGTGCTGACCCGAACCTCTCCGTCAACACAGACTTTCAGCTCACCGTAAGTCGGATGGACAAGCGTGCCGGGACCGGGTTTATTCAGCGCGTCAATCAGGCGATCGCGCTGGTCAAAGCAGTCATCTCCCACCACATAAGCCGTGATGGACGGGCGGAAAGTGATTTTCCCCAGGTCTTCGGTATAGGGTTTGTCGCGGTTCGGGTATTCGTGCGTTTCCACACGACGACCGGTTCCCGCACTCTCTTCTTCAACCTTAAACGGCACACCGCGAAATGACGCGTCCTGAAGTCTGTCTTTCCACGTCATATAAACTCCGTACATAAAAAATCCCACCGGAGTGGGACTCATTAACAGATTAATTTTTCATTACCTGCCAAAGCGCGTATAGCCAACATCATGGCTGACATCAAAACCGCTGGATCGCGTTTCCATAACCCGCATACCCGGAGGCGAATTCACAAAAGAGACCTTGATCTCACCATCAACTTTTGGCGCAGAAGCTTTGTTAATCATGAAGGGATTCAGGCCTGTGGCATCGGAGGCGTTGTTTGACTGAGCCGGATCTACCGCCGGATAAGGTGTGTATCCCCGCGCCGGTATTCCCGTCCCATAAGCATCATAAGCACCCGCGCCCCACTGCGCAGAGTTAATGGCATCGACCGTGTCACCGGAACTGTCGGTAAACCACTCAATAATTGGCTTCAGCTTGTCCCACATATCCTGAAACCACTTAACAACCGGTCCCCAGTTATTGATCACCATCCCCAGCGGCGACCAGGCAAAAACCTTCTTAAGAAGTTCCCAGCCAGTCTCAAAATAAGGACCAATGGTTTCCCAGAGTTTCTTAAAATAAGGTCCGACAACATCCCAGTTAGTGATAATTAATCCCGCAGCGAGGGCTATCGCCGTCGCAATCATGCCAATCGGCGTCATCGACATGATCCTGCTGACAATACTGATGGCACCGCCAACGCCCATCAATCCCAGTTTCAGAATCGCAAGACCGGCAGCAAGCCCGACGACGCCGCGAATAACCCGGGGATTTTCATCCGCAAACTTCGTGAATTTTTCCCCTAACTCCCCCAGCCATTGCGTGATATTTTTAGCGTCACCAGAAAATGCGCCGCCAATAGCCGCAAGGCCGTTAGTTGCGGTCCCCGTCATTGCCTCCCACAGGTTGGACAGCGTACCAAGCTGAGCCTGAACACGTTTATTCAGGCTGGCCTGTTTATTCATCTTCTGCTGGATCTGATCGTAGCCATCCTTTCCTTTATCGATCAGCGCATTGACCACCTGAAGGGTTTCGGCATCATCACCAAATATTGCCTTAAGTACACCGGTTCGCTTAACGTCGGTCAGTTTTCGCAGCTTTGCCAGTTGCCTGAACATGTTATCAAGACCGCCAAAACTCCCTTTGCCATCAGTAAAATCGAGCTGTACCCCGAGTTTCTGGCGGGCCATGATTTTATTGACGTCCCTGATTTTCTTAACGCTTAATCCGGACTGGATAACTTTTCGCAGGGCATTACCTGCCGACTCCCCGTTCATCCCCATCTGATCCATCATGACACTGATGGGGGCAAGACTCTGTGCAGCCTGAAGACCGTCCTTATTCACCATTTTCAGAACAGAACTGGTTTTAGTGAAGAAGGACAACATGTTGGTATCATCAACGCCCAGATAAAACGCCTTCTGGATAGTGTCGAACAGCCCCATCATGTCTTCTGACGCCGTTCCGGTAGCATCCTGCATCTTTGCAGCAAACTCAGCAGCCGCTTCCGGTGTTTTTTTCAGTTGTACCGCAAGATAAGCTGTCGCTTTACCCACACCACCAAGAATGTTTTCTGCCGGGATCCCCTGACGCACCAGCATCTGCATCATGTTCTGGAAATCAGCCGTTGTACCGGGTAGCTGGTTACCCAGGCCAATAGCCAGTTTATTGATGTCCTGAAAGCTCTTTCCAACCTCGCCGTTCGCATCCATCATGGCGACTTTCAGCCCGGTGGCGGCGTTTTCCTGATCGGCATAAGATTTCAGGGAAAGCGTCAGACCCGCTGCCAGTCCGCCACCAAGCGCCAGCCCACCCTGTGACGCTTCTTCCGCCTGGCGTTTAAATCCCCGGATTTTCTTTTGCATTTTCGACAGCGCGGGAGAAAGCCTGTCGACACCGGTGATCAACGCCTTAAGCTCAAATTCAGCCATGTGTGCGTTTCTCCTGCTCTATCCTGTTTGCCTGACTGACCAGCAAGGGAATTTCACTGATCGGCATATTCAGCAATTCGAAGGGATTAATGCGCCAGTAACTGGCGCAGTCAAAGAAGCGATCAGTGAGGTATTCAGCCGTCAGGCCTGGAGGAAAAAACCGGCCACAAGCCACGCCGCTGCATTCAGGTCTGCCGGAGACATCTGGTCGACAGAGCTTTGCGGCACTTTCGCCAGCCGCACGATGTATTTCGATACCACATGCGCCAGAAGTCTGACGGACTCATCCTGATTCATCTGGTAGGGATATCCCAGCTCGCGGACATCTTTCCCGGTGGGCTCATCAAACTCCAGTACGGAGAGTGTCTCGCCATGAGCGGTAATCGGTTTCTTTAACTCAAGCTCTTTCATTACTGGTAATCCCCTTCTTCACCGTGGAACTCAAGATCGACCGTGCCTTCTTCGGCATTATGGTTCGCTTCGCCGTGCAGCCAGGCAGACGACAGTACATAGACCTGACCGTTTGCCAGCTCGGCAGTGATGGTCATCTCATCAGACGAGGTGATTTTGCTCACCGGAAAATTCTTCGGCACCTTGAAGGTCCCTTTGACATAAGGCGCACGGTGAGTTTCCTTGCGGTCCACTGAACCGTCCAGGCCGATGATGTCATCATTGACCGTCCTGTTCATGGGCACCTCAATGCCGCCGGTCAGCGATAGCTGCTGACCGTCAATTTTGAAATAACAGGTTCCCCCGATACGGGCCATTATGCAGACTCCTCTGAATACTGAAGACGGAACTGGTTAACCACGGCAAAGACACGCAACTGGTTAACATAGTCAGGCGGGAACAGCGTGTTCAGGCGGTTCGGATCGCTGGCATCACGCTCCACAACCAGGTACTGCTTAAACAGTTCGTAGTTTTCCACGATCCCCGCACGCTCAAGCTGACGGTAGGTTGCCAGCAGTTCCCCTTTGATCACCGCCGGGGTGACAATCGCCTGACCGGGACCAAAGCGGGTACCGTCACTGGCAAGCTTGTGACGCCCGTACTTACTGGTAATGACGGATTTCAGTTTGCGCAGTACATACGCGCTGGTATGCAGTGTCTCACTGTCGAGGTAGCTGTTATCCGCAACCCCGTAAGCGTTTTTCCTGTACGTGGTGACATCACGCTGAATGCGCAGTACCCCGCTTTCGACATACGCCGTTGCCACGCCATGAGACAGCAGGGTCTGTTGTTCGGTCATCGTGAACCGTTTCCCCTTCGGCGCAGGCAGCATACCCACCAGCTCACCGGTCTGCGTGGGACGTGCCGGATCGTTGCGAATAAACACCGCTGCGCGGGCGGTACGGCTTGCCGCCAGCTCGTCGGCAGGCGTCTGGGTCTCTTTTTCGTATCCCGCCAGGGTAATGTGCTGCTGGTTAAACTGGTCACCTGCGGTCACCAGTTCTGACAGCGTGCCGATCTTTGCCGTATACACATGACCATACAGCTGACGCGCATAGCTCCAGCGACCGCTGGTATCGTTCATCTCGGTCACCAGCGTGTTAACGGAGGCTGTGTCGTTGAACGGCAGGCCGATATAATCAAACGGCTCATCCGCCATTGCAGCCACCGCGCCGGTGAGAACAGGAGCGCCCGTTCCGGCGGTACCCGTCGCCACGGCAATCTGTACGCCCGCTGGCAGCACTTCGCCCCCACCAAAGCCGTAGTAATTGAGGCTGACAGGAATTTCATTCCCGCAAAGCCCCTTATGACGCGCGGTCAGTGTGACCACGCCTGCCGAAGATGAGGCAGTAAACGGCAGGGTCGGAACGGCATTGATGGCATCTTTGATACTGCTGGCAATCGTCGCGACGTTATCGCCGTTGGTCACCGGTGCCTGCACGCGGGTACGTCCCACATAAACATTCACCGTGCCGGTTTCGGTTGCCGCGCCGGTCACCGTCAGCGTAACTGTTGCCGCCGCGCCCGTGGATTCAGGAACGGCAATCACATACAGTTCACCAAACGGGTCGGTCTGGCGATAAGCCTCGACCATACGCGCCAGCTGACTTCCCGCACCACAAATCTGGCGTGCATAGTCTGCCGATGGCATCAGCACCAGACTGTTGGCAACAATCTCTGCACCGTTATTGGCATGACCAATCAGCAGCGATGCTCCGCTGTCCTGTGCAGTATTCGCCGCCGAGTTATCCATTTCCGCATAAAAAATCGGAACCAGCGTATTCGACGGAATGGTGTTAAAGCTTATCGTCATCGGTATTCACCTTTTTATTCACGCGCCGGATATCACCCGCTGCTTCACGGCGCAGCCAGTAGTTGTTCTCATCAACATTTCGCCCCTCGGCGGGCAAAAGGTCGCCGCGGGCAGGGTCAGGAACTGACCGCCCTTTAACAGGTTTCACAAACATGAAGATTCTCAGGAAGGAAGGGTTATTTCGGTGTGATGTTCGATATCGCCGTCAGGCCCGTTACCGGGATCGAGATAATCAACATCAATCGCCAGCGTTCGCAGTTCATCCAGACTGTTCAGGTCATCCTGCTGGCGGGTATCGTCTTCGGTCAGCTCGCTGATGACCGAAAAATCGAACTGATAAATCAGCTCATGACGATTCAGATCCAGCAGCGTGCCGCCGTCATAAGTAATCGGGTTACCGCACGCTTCCGGGTTCCAGCCCAGCATGGCCTTAAAGAGCATCTGCCGGACATCGTCCACCACATCATACGAGGCAAACTGACCGCGCTCATCACGCCCGTTACTCAGTATGACAACCACGGAGAAACCCTCTTTCAGCTCCTGCCAGTAGTCGGTCTGGCTTTTGTTTTCTCCCGGAGAGTCATCACCCGGTACCACATACGCCGCCGGGAGTCTCAGCTTTCCGACCTCCGGCAGATTTTTGAACTGTGCCGCGCCTGCCACCCGGTTTTCAAAATACGGGCAGCGGGCACGCAGCGCAGCAATAACAGGCGTCAGTTTCATCTGCGTCGTCGCTCCGGCTTCAGTGATTTACGTAATTCCCGCGCCAGAAAATAGCGTGTCCAGCTGCGGTTCTTTTCAAGCGTTTCCACCATGAAGTTATTACGTGGAGCCAGTCGCCAGCCGCTGCCACCGGATGCACCACGATGATGGCTGCGACGACGCTTTGCCCCTCGCCTCACGCCATAGAACAAAAAAGCCGGATAAAAATCACCGGTGATACGGCGGTTTCCCTCTCCATTACGCTGGTTAGGGGCTATACGTGCCATAAAACCAGGGCGATGTTTACTGGCTCTGGGTACCATATACCCAATCGAACGTGCCAGGCGTCCGGTCTGATAACCGGGGTTTTCACCCGGTGCCGACCGCGCACGGCGCATCACCAGCCGACGGGCATCACGCATATGACGCTGACCAATCGTGACAAACGCCCGCCGGACACGGGCGCGGTTAAAGCGCATCTCCGCGGGCTGCTGAAAATCAACGTGCAAAAAGGAAGTCGTCATTGTTGCCTCCATGACTCTGCCTATATTCGCCCAGCTCCGTACACTCCAGCAGCAGAAAGCGCCGCGCCCCGTTCAGATCGCGCTGACGTTTCACCCGGTACACACTGTCATCACAGACCACCTCATAATCAGCAGTGATCCCCCGGCGGTAGCGAATGGTGATGTAATGGGTGATGGCGTCCCCGGTCTGCGCGGTTTCCTGCCAGGTGGTGGCACTGGTCTGGATAACCTTCGCCCATGTCCGGAACGTAACCGGGTATTGAGACTCCACACCAAAGTTATCCGCGGGCATATCCACCCGCTGGCGGATCAGGACGCGTTTATTCAGTTCACCGGGGTCCGGCAGAATGTAGGTTGCGCTGGTCTGCGCCTGACGAATTTTCATTGCGGAAAGTACCTGTACGGGCCGACAAGCCAGCCAAAACTCTGCGGCATGTCGAGTTTCTCCACTTCCGTAACCGACGAGCGGTTTTCGTAAAAATGGCTGATAAGCATCAGCATCCCCAGGCGAATATCATCCGGCAGGTGCAGCCCGTCTGGATCGCTGTCCGGAATGGTTTCATCCGGTGCATAGAGCTTCCGGTTCAGATACGTTTCCGTCCGCTTTTGCACCGCACAGGCCAGCAGTTGCAGATGGCGGTCATCAGCATCGAAATCCTCATCCAGCCGGAGTTGGGCTTTAATCTCTTCCATTGTCAGAAGCATACTCAGCCCTCTTTACTGGTCGTGGCTTTTTTCTCTTTTGCCGCTTTACTGCTTTTTGCACTGATTCCGCGCTCTGCTAACCCGGCCTGAAGTGCAATCTCCTGCACCCGGGCAGGAAGCGCCCCGTCGTCATACTCACCGGCCCGAATGACCTCAACACGCATACCGTCCGGTGACCATTTCAGATCTTGTTTCAGGATCATGATTCTTCACCCGTCAGAACAGGGGGCGCGGTTCCGCGCCCCTGAGTGATTACGCCGCTGCAATCTTCAGCAGTTTGATGGCCTGCGAATCGACCAGCATCCCGCCGGTGCGCTTGGTGGTATAAAAACCGACAAACGGTTTATTGGTGTACGGGTCACGCAGAATGCGGGTGCCGATACGGTCAACGATGGTGTAACCCCGTTTGAAGTTACCAAATGCAATGGCTTTCGCATCAGCGGCGATATCCGGCATCTGTTCGTTTTCAGCGATACCGTAACCCGCCAGAGAGGACGGCTGCCCCAGCTCCAGCCCCGGACGCCACAGATAGTTACCCTCGCTGTCTTTCAGCAGACGGATGGCAAACAGGCTATTGTTGTTCATCATGAACTTCGCGCCGGTGCGGTGTGCCTTACGCAGCGTGTAAATCAGTTTGATAATGGCGTCTGCGGTCACCGCCGTCGCGTCGCCGGATACAATATGCTGAAGTTTGCCGAACGCCCGGACCTTATCGGTTTCATCCGTGGATTCATACGCCAGGAACCCTTTCGGCTTCTTGGTACCATCGCCGGTGGTAAAGGCAATTTCTTCCTGTTCGGCAAATTCGGTTGCCAGCTCGCTGTTGATCCATGCTTCCACGTTGAAAAAGGCATCATCCAGCATTTTCTGGGTGGCCTGCGGGTTACCGTAGATTTCCCCCATGAAAGGTTCAATCAGGCCCAGTTTTGAGGTGGCAGTCTGGGAGCGCGCGTCAGTCTCGCCAACCCATCCGGAAGCCGTGCCGCCCAGATTCATCAGTTTTTTGTAGTCGGAACCACCAACGGTGATCACCGTGGCTTCCTGGCGCATCACCACTTCATCTTTCAGCAGGGTGAGAATGTTGCGATCCAGTGCTTCCGGCACGGCATAGCCGCCGTCTTCATCGGTGCCCACCTGTAATGCCTTGCGCTCCAGATCGCGCAGACCATCTTCACGGCCTTTACGCAGGAAGCCCACAAACGCTTCTTTATGCTCGGTGGCCAGTTTATTTTGCGCACCACCTGCCGGACGTTTCAGCTCAAGCAGCTCTTTTTCAAGATCGCTTTTGAGGTTTTCCAGCTCGCTGAGTTTCCCGTTCAGGGTTTCCACCTGCCCGGCAAGCTTGCCTTTTTCCTGCTCAATCGCATCCACGCGCTTGTCGTTCTTTGCTTTGAAGTCGTCAAACTTCTGCTGCAGCTCCTGCGCGACCTGTTCGACATCTTTAATATCAACCGCCATCGTATTTCTCCTGATTAGAAGTTCAGATTTTTCAGTGCATTCAGTGCAGAGCCCACATCCTCAGCGTCGCGCAGGGACAGTGCGCCATAGCCCCCGGCCATGAATGCTTTGGCCTGGGTACGGGAGAGTCCGACATCACGCAGGACTCTTTCGATTTTTTTCTGTTCGGGGATTTCCCCGCGGGCCAGTGCGTTCTTGACGTCGCTGATCCGCGCCTCGTCGTTAGACGGGAACGTCACCAGGCTGACTTCCCAGAGGTCGATTTCTTTCAGCAGAAAGGCTTCTTTGCTCCGGTCGTATTCCCAGTCTTTCAGGACGTACCCAATAGAAAGGCCGGTTAACGAACCGGCCTTCATGTGTGCATGTGCGCGTTTTGCGAGGGGATCATCATCAATAAGCAACCGTCCCCTGACGTAAAGCCCGACATCGTCTTCCTTCATTTCGGTGTAAACACCGATGGGTTCATCCATGCGGTGCTGCCAGAGCAGCGCAGGTAACGCTTTTCTGTCACTCCACGCCCGCAGGGAAGCAGCAAATGCCCCGGACATCACCACATCATCGTGGCTGTCCTTTACACCAAAGACGGAGCCATACCCTTCAAACTCACCGGAGTCACTGACAGATTTCAGACTCAGCGGTACATCAAGACGTTGTTTCGTCTGCATTGGCGTTATCCTTCTGCTTACCGGCTTTACTGCCATCGGAGGGTTTCGTGGTCATGTTCATCGGTGTGAGATAGACATCACCACCGGGACGCGGATTCATATCTTCCAGGTCGCGGCAGTCATTGGGAGAGTAAATTCCCCAGTTAATCCCGGTGGCGTAGGCTTCAAAACGGGACTTCATATCCCCGCGCAGTAACGCCCCGGCGTTAAATTTGGCGTAATAAACGCCCTGCTTACTTTTTCGTACCAGTCCGGTGTTGATCCGCTGTTCGATGCGGGTCAGATACGGCACCAGTGAATAGTTGATAAATCCGAGCCCCAGTTCTTCGATATTGTTGAAGGTGGCGCGATCGGTGTTCTGCACCATGTGCAACGGTACCCGGAACAGACGACAGATTTCTTCAAGTTGAAACTTGCGGGTTTCCAGGAACTGGCTGTCCTCGGCGTTCAGCGCCATCGACTTCCAGTCCAGCCCCATCTCAAGGATCATCGGGCGGTGAGCATTGCCAAGCCCGGTGTGACGCTCCTCAAAATCTTTCTTCAGGCGCTCGTAAGCCTGATCTGACAGCGTCTGCTCTGTACGCAACACACCCGACGTCACCGCGCCATTGCTGAACAGTCTGGCCCCGTGCTCTTCGGTCGCTGCCGCCAGCGATATTGCCTCGCGGGCATAGGCGATGGGATTCAGCCCCACCAGTCCGTCCAGCGTCAGCGTGCGCACATGCCAGATATCCTCCTGGCTCAGTACATCCGTGGAGCCATCCGGGAATGTGACCTGATAGACCGGCTCCCAGCTACTGTTAAGCTTCGGTACCACACAGCCGGGATCGACGGGCAGCAGTTCAGCCACTTCGCCAAATGCTTTCACTTTGTAGGCGTAAAAGTTTCCCCGCAGGCACAGACAGGTGACCACCAGCTCCCAGAACTCCTGCGGCGTCATATAGCCATTGGGATGCGTGGAGATCAGCTTATGCAGACGTTCGCCAGTGGCTCTCTGCTTCAGGCTGCCGTTCAGGTGATACAGGTTGCAGGGCAACATCCCGACCGACTCCGCCAGCACCCTGACGCAGGAAAAAACCGCCGTCAGTCGCATGGCCCTCTGGCTGCTGATCTGCTTTCCGGTATAGGTGTCGTATGACAGCCCGATAGCATCCACCAGCTCTGCTGGCGTGGTCACCGGTGCGTCACTTTTTCGTTGAAATAATCCCGAAAAGAACACTATTTACCTCCACCAACAGACATCTGTGTACGGTCGAGATATCGCGCTACCAGCCACGACCAGAACAGGCACAACGCCCCGGCAACAACAAACCCCGCCGGGGGATAAATCAGCCAGGCACCATACGCCAGCAAAAGCACCCCCAGCACGCCCACCAGAGGCGCGAGAATCAGCATGATCATAATTACCTCAGTTAAAGCGAGCGGATCCCGTAGGACTCAATGTGGTCGGACAGCGTGTCTTCTTTCTCATACAGCATGGCTCTGCCAACCGCCATAATCAGCGCAACTGCACCATCGATTTTGTTTTCCGCCTGCTCTTTGACGGGCTTCACCACATCATCGTTACCCGGAATGGTTTTGCCGACCACGTTGCCGATACACCAGGTCATGATGGGATTGCCGTCATGATGAAAGCGCCCCGATTCAATTGCCGCTTCCAGCTCTTTCATCGGGTCGGACATGTTGGTGTAGTTCTGAATGATGGTGATGGGATTCAGGTCTTCATCAGCAAGGTCATGTGACAGCCCGGTCGCCCCGAAGGGGTCGATGGGTGACTCGCTGACCGGGCTGATTTTGTTCGCTGCTTTGGCCTCTTCGAGGATGTAGCGATAATCCACCTCTGCACCATCGGTAACGGTCAGGACGCCCATTTCCACCCATTTCTGAAAGCGTTCGGCTGTCCGGCGATCTTCATTTTTCTCGACGCTGTACACCGTGTCATACGGTACCCAGAAACGCGGGGCCACACTGTAGTAATGCGTTTTACCGTCAATCTCGCGGGTATAAAGTCGCGCCATGCTGTTCATATCCAGCTTACGCGCTAGGTCAAAGGCCAGAATGCACGGCTGCCCCTCGAACTGCTCAAGGGTCAGTGATTTATCCTCGCAGCTCTGCCAGCTCACCAGGTTGAAATACGCCGAACGCGCCGACACCCAGATATTGAGGTGTTTTGTTTTAAAGACGTTTGCCAGACGGGCGTTATTTTTCGCACGCTGCTGCTGACTTAACAAAAATTCGCGATAAACCGACACGCCAATATTTGGATTGGCTTTTTCCAGCACCTGCGGGTCGGTCCAGTCGTCACCTTCATCAACGGTATAGATGATCCCGAACAGTTCATCGTTGGGCACCGAGCCGTTGAGCATCTCGATGACTTCCCGCCGCTTGTCGTAGCACGGCCCCTCAATGTTGTACCCGGCAGTAGTAATGGCCCACATCAGTGGCTGACGTCGCGCCCCCATCCCGGTAAGCATCGTGGTGTAAAGCGCATCGGTGGCGTGCTCGTGATATTCATCCACCACCGCACAGTGGGGTGATGATCCATCACCGGGGTTACCGATCAGCGGTTCAAACCGCGCGCCATCCTCCGGACGGTTCATGTTTGAGGCGTTAACCTCAATCCCGAACGCTTCCGTCAGCATGGGCGTGCGTTTACACATCAGTCGCGCCGGGCGAAAGACTTCCCACGCCTGTTTCTCTGTCGTGGCACCGGAATACACTTCCGCGCCAAACTCGTTATCACAGGCAAAACAATACAGGGCGACACCGGCAGAGATTGCCGATTTGCCGTTCTTACGGGGGATTTCGGTATACACCTCCCGGAAGCGGCGCTGCCGGGAGCCTTTATTGACCCAGCCAAACGCACAGCAGATCACAAAGAGCTGCCACGGCTCCAGCGTGATGGGCATCCTCTTGAATGCCCACTCACCCTTGGTGTGCGGCAACAGCTGAATAAATTTGGCGGCCCGTTCAGCCAGGTCCTTGTCGAAGCGGTAACGAAACGACTTACTTTTTTCCGCCATCAGGTCATCAAGATGGCGCTGGCAGGCCTGAATCACAAACTGGCAGGCCACAATCTTTCCGCGAACGACATCCCGGGCATACTGATTGGCAGCATTTACGTTGGGGTAAGATTTCCGGCTCATGATTCGATGATTTTCAGAAACGGGTTAGTAGCTTTCTTCTGCCCCGCCAGGCCAATCAGACGCTGGCGGCTGCTGGGGTCGAGTCCGAGCATTGCCCCCGTGCTGCTCATCTCGGACTCCTGTTCTTTTTTGGCGGTCAGCTCAGGATTTTTGACCATACCGCCCATTGCACCGGTGATGGTGTTGCCCTGTCTGGCAATATTTTTCACGGCACGTCGCCAGAACTCATAGGCCACACACCACCGCTCAAGCACCGCGAGGTCAGTCACGCACAGCAGGCCCTGACCGCAAAGTTCTTTAGTTGTCAATTGCCACATGATCGTGGCGAGAGGGAGATCTTCTTCAGCGAACCACTCCGGTGGCTCAACACCTTTGATGGGCGTAAAAACAGGTTCATCTTTATTCAGGGCTCGCTTGCCGGGGTTTCCGGCCAGCGCCTTGCGCGCCGTTGGCTTGGGGCGACGCCCGGAACGCCCCGCCGTTCCAGCCATATGCGGCACTCCTGGTTAAATTTCATTTTTCGCGGGTATAAAAAAACGATGGGGCGGGCAGTCCGGAAGACGTCAGGCTGCAGGGATTTGACCCGCCCCTCCCCTCAGACAGTTGAGAATTATTATCACTTTAACCGTTCACGGGCCGTCTTCGCCTTATGACACGGCCAGCACAGACTCTGCAGATTACTGTCAGCATCAGTGCCGCCATGCGCTTTAGGGATGATGTGGTCAACAGTTTTCGCCTCACGCACCACACCAGCACGCAGACATAATTGACACAGGCCTTTGTCACGCTTCAGAACACGCGCGCGGATACTGTCCCACTTCGAACCGTAGCCGCGCTGATGACGGGATTGTCCAGGTTTGTATTGCTTCCAGCCTTCGCTTTTGTGGCTTTCGCAGTAGCCTGAAGGGTCAGTAGTGGTATGGCGGCAGCCGCGAACACGGCAGGCTTTCGGGGTTCGTGGCGGCATTAATGCTTCCCTTTAAGTTATTACGATGGAACAGACCATAGAAATGGCAATAAAAAACCGCCCGGAGGCGGTTCAATTATCATCTCGATAAACTAAATCAGATCACCAATGTATTTTGCACTAATTGAAATTTGCATCTGAGGCATTCCGACCACAGATCCATTTAACAGGTAATCACGTCCTCGTTCCTGCAAAGAAAGACTCAATTCAAAGTTCTTTACCCCAGGGAAAACCGAGGTGACATTTAAATCATGCTGCGATACGCGCAGAATAAGTTGGCTACCGTCAATTTTTCCCTGATACGTAAAACCAAAATCTCCGCCGTTTACTGCATTGTTTTTGACAACTACGGTACCATTACCAAAATCACGTTGATTGCTTCTGAAAACAACAAAATAGATACCATCTTTCATGTGTAAAGCCCTTTAAAAGAGTCACCAAAATCAGGTGCTTTGTATCTATTGGGCCATCACATATCAAATCAAGGAACAAAACAAAGTTAACATCATTTTTTTTGCATAATGTGACCACGCTCAACTTCAATCCTTCTGATGTCAGCTTTATCGGTATTACACTGCGCCAATGCAGACAACAAGGCGACATTCAGATCTAAGCTCGAGCCCCACGTAAAATGATCAGGTAAATCAGGCTGAGGGGTTTCAGCCGTCAGGCTGGCTGGTAACGGAACTACCGGAACCTGGACGTAAACTGTTCGCGTACTTCCGCAACCGGTCAGCAGCGGCAGCAGGCACAGGACGTGAAGCACAATCATCATCCGCAACAGCCACTTTGATATCTTCCTGGGTTCTCTGTGACTCCAGTGCGATCTGCTGTTTTGCATGTTGATTCGCCTCCTGAATGATGTTCGTTATTGCCATAGTACGCAGAACATTCGCGGTGATAGCCTCAGTAGAATCAGCTCGCTGTTCCGCAGCATCAGCACGCTTCTGCTCCTCCAGAAACTTTCCATGATAGTGATTCGCTGACCAGACAAGACCACCAGCGACACAAGCAATAAACGTTAAAATGAGCGCCCAATAACTCATCTTCATACCAGCAGCGCCGCCCGCGCCTTGTTGTATCGGACCTTACGATCCTCAATACCGTTCAAACCGCCGTTAATGATGCGCGTAACACGGTTAATATCGGCACCGTAGATCATGCAACCTTTAGAGGTGTAGAACCATGCAGCTGAGCGCGCAGCCTGTAGTTCCTGTTCCAGTTGTTCAGGTGAAGTCACCAGATCTAACTTCAGCGCCGCGCCACAGATGCGATAATTATGGAGGCCAGTGATTTGAATTAATCCTCTACCACGATATTTCCAGCCATCACCTGGTGCTTTGTTACCCAGTCGGTTGCTATACACCAGTTTGGCAATAGCATCCTGACGAGCTGCATGTCCGGATGTTCTGCCAAGGGCATCAGCCTGCTGCTGTGTGATCCTCTTTCCGAACGTCGCCACAAGCGCAGATGGTGTGTAGTTAAGATTTTCAACTACGGCGCTAAACCCCATCGACTCATGGCCTACCTGAGCGATAAACATTGCCTGATCCGCTGGTGCTGTAATGCCGAATTCCTTCATCGCCGCATCAATGTGCGGAAACCAGCGCGCAGCCAGCCCGGCGCTAATACCAGCCGCCTTTTGAAATAATTGTTGGTTCATTAGTGCCTCAGATGATCAACCAGACGTGCAACGTTGCCTCTGACAGCCACCAGCACGGAAAGAAAAATAGTGTTCGCCACGATAATGGGCCATGAGGAATGGGGATAAATCCCACAGAGATAGGCCAACGGAACAGCACTGTATGTAACAGTAATCAGCCAGGCTAAACGTGAAACCCAAGGACGATGCCGCGAATCACCACGACGATAAAACATCAGAGTAATAACAACACAAGCACATAACAGCGCATTTATAGTTGCTGTCGGGTCATTTAGCTCCACCTGAACCTCCCCGGCGCGTTATGAGCGCCACCAGCGAGCCGATATCCTGATTATTCAGGAACGTCAGGATTTTAACGGCTAAAGCAGAGACGATTACGGCACCAATAGCATCCAGAGGTTTATCACTGTATCCGGTCAAGTTCGCCAGCTTGGAGCCAACCAACCCAGAGCAAAGAATCCCGGCAATATATGACACGATAAAATATGCCAGTCGGCGCGATGCACTCAGATCTGCAGCTGTTGCTATGTAGAATACAGCCCCTGCAAATGCGCCAAATACAACGCCGTAATCAGTTCCGGTCAGCAGTCCATAAACACTGGCACCCGTCAGGGCACCACCAGCCAGCCCAGTACCGGAAATCGGATCGGACATTTAGCCCCCTCTTAATTGCTGTTGGTCCTCTCAGAACGAGGGGAAACAAAAAAGGCCGCATTAAGGCGGCCTTGGTAAGGTATAGTTTTTTTAAGATAAACTTTGATTGATATACTCATGACACCCAAAAATAAAGGCGTTTTGTGCATCAATAAATGACTTTTTTTCTTCCGGAGTAAAATACCCTTTTGTAAAACATACTTTTAGCGCTTTTTGAAGATCTGCCGTCAGGGTTATCAACTTACAACCTTCCTCATCAGGCCTTATTAATAGAAGTAATTTATTTTTACTTATTTCAGCGGCCTTTATTGGAACTTGAATCTCCTCAGGGAAAACACCCTTAGCCAATATATCCATATTCTTATTTCCGACCAGATGCCATTGCTCAAATGTGCTGGCCAACATAATTACGTCTGTCACATGCTCAGCGCCAGCAAAACGTATTTGTTGCGCCAATTCTTTATTAGTATTCAAGTGAGCCTGTAATGTGGCTAAGGCAAAATTTTCTTTGATTGCCCTGTATGCAACCCAACCAGTTATTCCTGCGGCAATAACGCCTGCAAGAGCAGTAATGAGTGTTTCAAAAGGAAAGGAAGAACTGATTTCAATTGGCGGTAATTTTTCTATTACCAAGGTCAACTCGCCAGTAGTTTTTTCGAAAGCGTACGGTACGTTTTGCCAAGTCATGAAGCCTCCTGAGTTTCAGAGGAATCATAACAAAAAAACCCGCTCAATGGCGGGCTCTTAATGTTGTGTTGCTCAGTTCGCTTTAACGTCCCGAGCCTACCACAATTTAAGCACTTTCTTGCTCACTCTGCAACTTAAATCTGTCGCTATTTGTGCCGAATGCGTCACAAACTGGAGCGTACAGGATCGATTCTGCAAGACTTAGCCAAGTGTCAATGCGTCGACGACAGGTGATCAGCGGCCAGTCAGGATGTTTAGCCTGCAGTTCATTGGCCATCTGCAACTTGCTCTTACGAAGACGATACCGGTCAACAATCACGCTATAGAGCGATCGGTAGTCATCATTCATCAGTACTGAAGCAATGACACCGTCCACTAACAACCCTTCTTCATCTGAACAGAACGCCAGGCCGCTTTTATTTTTGCTGTTGAGAATTTCACGCAGGTACGCTTCAAGTTCAGGCTTGGTGATACCCGCTATCTTCATCCGGCGTAGCGCTTCATTGATAGCTGTCTTGGTGATTTTCCCGGATGCCAGAAGCTGGTTAAACATGTTTCCACCACTACCACCGCCGATATAAGACCAGCGGCCCCACATGCGCAACTTGCCTTGTATCCAGATACTTTCCAGAGTACGAAGGCGAACCATTTCACCTGATTTGCCAACTTCAGAAGGATTAATCATTTAGCATTCTCCACTTACGCCAGTACGCCTATTGCCAGCGCACGATCGATAAAACGAAATATCAGCTCCAGCTGGGAGCCATACTTCTCTTCAAATGCCACGGTATCCGCATGCAGCTCGTCGTGATGCTTTCTGCACAAAGGCAACACAAAGAGGTCATGCGCTTTTGTACCCATTCCACCCTGACCGTGACCTATCAGGTGGTGGGGATCATCAGCAGGCTTTCCACAACATGCACACGGCTGTGTCTTAACCCAGCGCGTGTACTTTTCATTAACCCAGCGGCGACGTTTGGGGCGTAACATAAAAGACTCCGGCGACTCCGGATCCACTTTCAGCGCCAGCACCTTTTTCGCCTTATCCTGGATGATGCTGGTGGCAGGAACCGAAGGCACAAGGTCACTTTCCCGGGTGACAGACTGCACAACAGGCTTCGGTAATCTCAGTGCCTTACGGGCTGCACTTTCCGGTAAGGCATCTGCCAGATCATTACGAATCAGCCACCAGCACAGTTCCGGCATTGTCACAACGTGACTATCATCAAAACCGAGATCCCGACGCACAACAGACAACACCCAGCGGGCACAGTTATCCGTTGCCATTGATTCCAGCCGTTCCGTGAACTGATCGCGCAGCTGGTTATCGCAGTGCCAGCACAGACGGATTGCGCCCGGAGCGTGTCGCATTGTGGTCATGTTCTCGCTGTGCCAGTCGGAATGAGGCCACTGGCAGCCTTTTTCACGAAGTAACCAGCTTTCAAGACATTCCACGCCACCAGCACGACGGATCACTGCCTCATTGCGGAACACGGCCCGAACGGCAGGAGCATCCGCCAGCGGTTGTGATGCCGCCGGAACAGCACCACTGGCGAAAGATGAATAACGTTCCGGCTCAGGCTCCAGCAGGACACGCCCCTGCATAAACAAGGGCATCAGCTCTGAACCTGGCCTGAACAATACGATCCCCATACGCGGGGCAATTTCAGGGGTCAGTAGTGCTCTCACGGTCACCTCAATGAACGGTATCGAGCAGCTTTAACAGCTCAGGGAATCGGGATTCGAAGAAATGCGGCTGCGTCTCGCGCGGATTTGCGGGACTGGTGATGTTCTTGCCGAACATGCAGCCTTTCGCTGTCAGCGACCAGAATTTTTTGATGTTGTTAATCGCGGTACGGCTGTATCGTTCGCGCTGCTCGACGATCCCCAGCTTCACCATCTGGTGATATGCCTGATTAGCCGTCAGGCGGATACCATACTGTTTCAGCAGTGCACTCAGTGACAGTGTCGGGCGACTTGAGCCATCAGGCGCGTCAGCAGGAGCATCAATGGCATAGCGCGGTGCCAGATTCGGTAAGCCAACAGCCTCCTGGAGTTTCTGACAGGCCCCAAGCACAGATGAGTTAGACAGGTTTAACTCCCGACGCATAAAGTCCAGCAGAATCACACCAGCCTGCATCTTGTCAGCAGCCTGTCCGGATAATTTTTCCGGTGCACTGGTTACCATATCGAAAGTACGGATCACCTTCAGATGGAATGACGGGCTGATCCACATTGCATAGGCATACACCAGTTCTTTGCAGACATACGTCCCCTGGTTATTTCCGCCACGAATAACGTTAACTGGCTCTATATTGACCGAGTTGCAAATCTGCAACTCGCTTATTAAACGTTCAGTTTGCTCATTGCGGAGCCAGAATGCAGGCTTATGCTTATCCAGAGAACCGGCAGCCCTGTGCAGATCGTTCAGGCTGTAACGACCATAAGCATCACGACGAACTTCAATACCATCAATGACCATCAGATTATTCATACTTCGTTTCTCCTCTTGATCAGGCGGCTGCACCCGCCGTTTTCTCGTACTTACTGATAGTGATCTCGACCTTCCCTTCCGGGATAACCGGTCCCCACTCCACCAGCATTCTTTTCACCTGACTGTCGTCTTCCCACACACCCGCGTGGGTCAGGGCGTCAAACAGCGCCTTGTTATAGTTGTCCAGATCGCGGATCCGGTTATCCGGTGGAAACAACACGATCTCCACTGCAGCAGGTGCCGACGTTGGTTTCGGCAGACGACGTAACTGCTCAACTATTGCTGCGCACGCCGCGCTCTGGAATTTTCGCCCCGCCGTGCTTATCAGGCTCTTACCAGCAAACGCCCCTTTGTTGGGGTGTCGCCAGTACGTGTTCACGCTGGGCGGAAAAGGCAGAATAAGCTTCATACTTTCAGGCCCCTCTCATGTAACCAGTGGGCTGCACGCAGCCTGGCGTTTTCCTCACCGGCAAGCAGTGAGCGGATAATCCCGACCGCCTCGCTGTCGTCGTCCTTCACCGCGGTATGAAGCGTTATCCCCCGGGCCACGCCACGCTTTATCGTGATGACGCCTTTTTTCTCCAGAGCACGAAGATGCTCCACCGCTGCATTCACCGAACGGTATCCCAGCATGGTTGCCACCTCCTGATTGGTTGGTGGGAAGCCACGTTCTTTCTGATAAGAAATCAGCATATCCAGCACCTGCTGCTGGCATTGAGTTAACGTCGTCATTAAGCCCCCACGTAATTCCCTGACAGATACCACTCTTCACCCGATGCAGCGCGCTTGCTGCTTTTCCGTAAGCACCGCTCACGACGCGCCAGAAAATTGTTTCGTTCTGGCTGGGAGTGGCTTTCACGGAATGCCGCCATCCACACGGTTGCAGCACGACGGTATAAGCCCCTGGACTCCAGTTCTTCCGCCTGGCGGGTCAGGCACAAAATCACCCGGGGATCGTTAGTGCCGACATAGAAATTACGCACAGGTCTGGTTTCACGAACTGGTTGTGGTTCCGGCTCCTGCGCTCTCTCAGTCAGGCGCGGGAAATGTCTGCGTGTATCTCCTTCACAACGGTGAGCCACACGTCCACTCTGACGTAACTTGCTTGCTGACTGCAGAACGCGCTGCCGTGAGTAACCAGCAAAAGCATCCGCAATGTCTCCGGAAGTACACCCCGGATGGGCTTCAATGAATTTCTGAACGTCATTTAACAGACTCATGATCACCCCCTGAATCCTGCCGGGATCTGGCTGTAGTCCACATTGTCGTAACTGGATTTGAAGTACGGGTCTTCGCGTTTTTCGGTGTACGTGCTTACGGACGGCGATAAGCGCA